GTCGCAGTAGCGCCCGCCGAGATCGAAATTTCGTCCACACCACCTAAAGCAGTACGGATTTCTTCTCTAAGCAACAGAACATAACGGTTCATGTCACCGCTAATCGGGTCAGGCGTCATGTAGCCGACACGATCTGAGGGCTCGACGTTAGCGATGATGCGAGGTACACGAAGGCCACCTCCCATCGCTGAACCGAATGGTTCACTAACGCGTGTTGAAGGAGAATCTCTTCCAGCAAACCCACTTTGAGAGCTGATTGTTGGACGGAAAGCACTTCCGGCATCAGCAGCTTCGACCAGGTCAGACCGTGGTCGACTGGAGATCAGAGTAGGGTTACCAAAAAATTCAATATTCTTTGCGATGTTTGTAATCATCTCGTTATGAAGCACAATTTGCTCCATAAACGGATCAAAATCACCTTCTCCTTCTGTGCCGCTGGCGTTAGGTTTGTTTAAGCATTCGACAGCAGGCACAAAACCAAGAGAATTTGCGCGAACTTTAGTGCCGTTGATACCTGGGCCTGGTTCTACTTCGAAACTTAGTTCTGAGTCAGACTCAACTTCGCTGATTGTCTCAGCTGTAATCGAAAGTCGGACATACCGTTTGTTTTGTCCGTAGACATCGCTTGGTAGACCAAGGGTGGCGTTCTTTACTTTGTAATCGTAAATAATTACGACTTCTTCAATTTGACCATTCAGATCGTGAAAAACCCGATATTGATTTTTGTTGAAGAAATAAATCTGATATTTAAGTTTTTGATCTGGGCGAAAGTAAAACAGGCCACAACCATCGATTAGGAAGTTTCGGATAATCGCTGGAAAACGAATATCAAGCCGATTTAACTCGATCACATCGTGCAGAAATCTTGTTCTGCTTTTTAGAGTGTCTTGGTCGCAGTAAAAAGAGATCCCCTTTTTGATCATCAAGAGGGTCATCTGCTGCAAGTGGCTCAGCACCACCATGGTTGCAGCTTGGTTCTGTCGACCTTGAGTCCGAGCAGCCTCTAAGATCTCCTCAAACTTATTCCGCGTGTCAAGTGAGGCTGCCATTTAAAAAATTACTTCTTTTCTTTGAAGGAACGAGCTTTTTCTTTAGCCCGTTTCTGTTTTTCCATCTTAACCTCGTCACCACTAGGAGCCTTTTTTTCGTCGCGATCCTTTTGGAACTTAGCCAAAACCTCCGCAGGCATTTTGTCAGCCATCAGGTAAAAGGTATTTTCTAACTCTTTCTATTCTAAGGGCACCTTCAGGAAGTTTATCCACTGGATACGAAGTCAACAAATGATCCTGACGACCAAGCATGTCTGTGTTGCCTTCTTCAGGTTTAAATTCGTCACACAACTCCTGTACTTCAGGTTTATCCCAGATGTAATACTCAGCGATAGAGCGTAACTTAGTTCGTCGTTTATCCGCATCGCCCATCCAGCTAAAATGCCACCCTGCATCGCGTTCACCTACGTAATAATTATTCGTTGTAGCTCGTAACGAAGAAAGAGTTCCGAATTCCTTTAGTCCAGCAACCGTACTAACTACCCCGCAACGCCAATCAAATTTTTCTTCTTGTGGCGATTGAAGCTGCCGATCAGCTCGTCCGTAGTGCATAGACATACTCAAACGAACTGTCTTATCGGGGTTATCTAAAACAGCTTGTTTTACCTCTTCTAGCTTTTCCGGGTTTGCTATTTCGTCACAATCGGAGCATATAAAAAAGGTATCTTCTGGCAGCTGAAATAAACCGACACTTAAAGCGTCTCTCTGCCCTCTTTCTCTAACCCAAGGATCTGGTGCTTCTTCGTACGTAGGTAACTCAACGTGGAGTACTTGCACTTTGTCTTCGGGAATACCGAGCTCTCTGAGAGTATTAACGCAAGTAAATTCTTTAGGTTCCCCTCTGTGCGTATAATTAGCATCTGTTATCAAGAAACCATCTACGTGATCGTAGAGAGTTTTGATACGAAGTTCTAATAGCTCCTTTTCATTGAAATAAGGAAAGCAATCGATCAGCACAGAAGAACGATTCGAGTAGCAATATGCTACCTCAGTCTTAGACGTCTGCTACTTGATTCAAGCGTTTCTTAGATACTTCCAGTAAGTAATTTTTAGTGCGTTCGACGTTTTCGTTTACTTCCTCGTCCATACCAGTATCAAACTGCGGGTTACTCCCATCGTCCGGCATTGTTGGAGGAACAGGGCCACCGGCTTCTTGATTCAAGTCTGACTGAACTTGCCCAGCGAATTGCTGTGTGGATTCTTGATCCCGACGCCTTTGATTATCAGCGGCGGCAATAGACCGTCCGTAACGATCAGCAAAAATATCGGAGTAACCAGTAAAACTCATCTTTATTTAGCAGTCATTAACTATGCTACCAACGGTAGATCCAGCAGCAGAACCTAATTTTCCGCCTAATAGTGAAACCCATCCAGCAGCTAGCCACCCAACATACGGGATACCGATAACAGCAGGAACACCAACCCCAGCAGCAATACTAGTTCCGGCCATTGCACCTTGTGACCGTGCTCCAGCGTCCGCCACGATGCACTCTATGTCTTTTGCAGACTTTCCCTCGCCATCTGCCGTGGCACCTCCTAGGTTCCTAGTGCCATCCATAGTGAACTGGTCTTTGCGCCACTCGTGACGATTTTCACTACCACCACCGAAAAATCCTTTCTTTTCCTTATCTAGTGATAAAGATCTTTGTGACTCAAGAACAGTAGGATCGTTTGCTTTGTATTCGACTGTATAACCTTCTTTATCTGCTTTAACTTTGTAAGAAGAATAATCTCCTCTGGGAAAATTTATAACTGGAGCTTGTGGAGCTTTCGTTGCTTTGATAATGTGCCCCAACACACCAATGTGTGCTACAGCAACAACACTACCGACTACTAATGCAGTCCACTTAAATAAATTCATAGTCCTATTAGTAAAGGACGACTACGCCGTTCACAGAACCTCCGCTTAGTGTAACTGCCCCAAAAGGCAACTCGATATTGCCATCAACATTTTCAATATGTATAAATTGATTTTCTCCCATGTCGTTTAGACGTACATAAACGTCATCTGTCCCAGGAGTACTTTTAGATTCGACGAATAGAGAACGGCAGGTAGGAAAAGTTTTTTGACCGTCCGAAGGCACCCAAACAAACCCACTTGCGTAAGGCAGTATGGGCGTCTGCCCGTATACAGATCCGAAAGCGCGGATGTCCATTTGTGAATTCTTTCTGTCAGTCTAACTTATTCAGCTCAATAAGCTTTTTTAAGTACCAATCAGCTTTTTTTAAATCTTCAACTCCGTTCTTGTGTTGAAAGCGCCAGAGATACTTCATGCAAGAGAGGTGACAAAAGTTTTGTACAGCATCTTTTCCAGCTGCAGCAAGCATTGCGTCAATGCACTCGACATCACCTTGGTTGTAGTGACTGGGGTGGTTCACAGTGTTGCCGGGAAAAATACTCGGCATAGCCATGTCAAACTCGATACCTCCCAGGGTGATGGTGTCATCGGAGTAAGAGAACATGTCAGTATGTAAACATTGTGTCTGTGTCGATCATAGGAGAGTTTTTTAAAAGTGCAGAGGAGTACTTATTATCCAAGTGCTGAACTAAGGCGCACTCAGGGATTTTAATTTTTCCATTTTCGTTTATCAGAGGAATAGCTCGGCGATGTTCTTGCCCTGGGAGCAGTTTTTCAAAAGCCAAACCCATTGAAGATCGATCAGCAATCGGCCAGTTTCTTAAACCAATTTTTGCGTGACTTTTTACAGGGTGACTGCTGTCTGAGCGAATGTACTCTTCAGAGTCTTCTTGATCCATGATCATAAAACCACCGTATGGGTTACCTAGTGTTGTAAAACCAATCACACCGGACTCAGCCGGACGGAATTTAAAACCGCAGTTGTATCCGATTGGTCCCCAAACATCTGGGGTAACACCACTCAAATTCCAACGACGGTAATTGTCAAAAGGAATAAATTTATTTTTTACTTTTTCAACTCGACAAAAACCTGGTTCTAGATTTTCCTCTTTTAAAACATCTTTATATTCGATCCAGTAATCAAATTGTTTCTTAGTAAAAAGAATATCATTTTCTGAGTACATGTAATAATCATGTTTTTTATTTACAACTTGGTAAGCTAGAGACGGTTTGTGTGCCCAGCAAAGTGAGTAACCTACATACTCTGGAGACGCTACAGTAAAGCTTACGCGTTTTAAGTTAGTGTTACCGGCAACTATTAATGAGAACTCATCTAGGTCATAAGCATGTTCGTGATCGATCGTAATATCAATTTCTTTATCCAGATCGAGAGTTTCGTAACCCTTTAAAACTTCAAGAAGAGTCTCAATGCGGCTAAGTGGATTGTAAGCTGTGACAGAGATGTAAATAGAAGACATTAGAACTCAACAGAGAAACTTCCGCGACGTTGAAGATAAGTCATGAGCCAAGTGTAAGCATCAAGAAGGTCATCATGAGACGTCGCCCCTACGTTAATTAGCTGATCTATAAGAGCATCGAACTTTCTGTATTTGTTAAAAATAACTTTTTTATTTTCCAAAAGACCGAGAGTACCTCTGAACCTCGCGACTTTGTCTCCCCTGAATCCTTTGACTTCGTGGACATGCAGATTACCCAGACCTCTCTCGTTTAACAAAACACGACGAAGATCAGCAGCAAGAGAAGCCTGATACGCCACAGCTTCAACAACAAGAGTTATTGTGGAATACGTTGGAAAGTGCTGATCGTTCTGTAGTTCTAAGATTCCCCACTCAACTAACATATCGCACAACAAATCAATCTTTTCAAGGTTGCCTATGGTGCGTACCTGATGCGCATCGATGACGTAGTACTTGTCACCAAGTCTCCCACCGAGAACAAAAGCGGTGTAATCAGAAGTCTCGTTCTTGCTGGCGGATAGATCGATTCCTACAGCCAAGGAATCAAACTCAGTTTCGACTTCGCCTTTAACGATTAAGTCAGGAGAAAGGACAAGATCTGAAGTCATTACAGGTTGTTGCTGGTACTGATAAGCAAAAGCA